TTTTGTGGGTTAACTGCCCTAACCTTCGTATTATATTTATCTGCCTTATCTTTAGTTTCAGATAATATCGTATGGCTTTGCAACCCTTTTTTAAATAGTATACTACATAGAGTATAACCTAATTTTCTACGAACTTTCATATCATCAATCCTATTTTAGATAAGGCATTACATTTTTTTACTTGTATGGTATAAAGATGTATGGTGCCACGAATGACACCACACATAATACACTTACGCTACATCTATAGAGAACACATTGTATTCTTCTTTAGTTGCACCTTTACTTGCACTTAACATACAAGACACTTGCACATCCTTATCCTTCTTAGACATCATAGGTTTAAGATGTAGTGCTCTTGCTGATAACGTTTCATTAACCGATGCAAGTGTTGCACTATCAGACGCTTTGATAAACACTTTGTCCCAAATACCCATATGGTTTACAGATTTATTCCATAATCCACCACTAGGGTTCTTGTCTGATATTGCAAACTCTCTATTCATTACTGATTTATATTCCATTATATTATATTCCTTTATATTGTTTAATAAATTAACTAAGATAGAAGGCGAAAAACTAGCTCACGACTTCAGAGATAGGAATAATTATAACTAAAAAGATGATTTTCAACGAAATAACAATTATAAACCAAGATAGAAGGCGGGGTAGTTTTACTATATATCACTCACACGCACTCTAATCCTATTTTTCAACTCGACTATTGACTTTAAATAAAAAATTCCCGTAAATTACAGGATGAGACGTAAAAAAAAATTTTTGGAAAAATTAGATAAATCTACTGGAAAGTGGATTGAGGTTCCAATTAGCGAAGCAAATGAAGAAATGTTACGTATTTACGAAATTATGGATGCTGAGTTAGAAATAGCAACAATAGAAGAAGCAATGAAACTAGGAGTGTACGAGAAAAAAAATAAAGATTAGTCTCTATTAGCTTATTTAATACGGTAAGTATACCTACGTACTAATTAGCTATTAGCTTATCTTATTAGATTATCTTATTTATACCCTACATTAGGAGAAACATGAAAAAGGCTAAGAATAAACTAAGTTACAAGCAGATGCTATCTATCTTAACAGGAATGGATAAACAGATACAAGAGCAACAAATGATAGTATTCAACGTAGATAAACTATTACAGGAGTACATAGACTTTAAAGAAGAGACGGAACCTTTTAAAAAATTTTTAGAAAAAAAATATGAGGCTTATGATAAAGATAACGAAGAAACTAAAGAAAAATGACTTCCAACCTATGGACTACCCAGTCTATAAGAAGGAAGAAGCAGACAATAATGGCTTAAAGTATAAGCATTGGAACGCTGCAAAGGAAGGTGAGTATGGGTTATCGGACGATGGGTATGTTGCTGAGTGCATCTATCGCAAGGCATATGGAGAAAAAGTGGAATATACCTACCCCTACGGTAGACAATGGCTTAGTGCATGGAGCAAACTGGAGTTTGAGCCGCATTATAGGTCTAATAATTTTAGTACTGTGTCTACTAAGAGCTATAATGACTTAGAAGTAAGAAAGAAGGGTGCAGATATAGCTATGGATGCGTATGTAGCGTACAAAATAGCAGGATTACAGCCAGATTGGGCTAAAATAGGTACATTGTACCGCCCAGACCAAGATAATCCCGTTATTGCAGCTAAAAGATTATTTAAAACTAAACAGGTAAAGAAGATGATACAGGATAAACTAAAAGATATTCTAATTGATAGAAAGATTGACGAAGGATTTGTATTAGACGTTATTAAAGACGCTATTGAGGTGGCAAAGGTAAAAGAAGACCCAGGCAATATGATTCGTGCCGCCAAGGAGCTAGGTGATTTCCTAGATATGAAACCTAAGGTAACAGAGAAGACTGATACCCTAGAAATAGATATGTCACATCAAATAGCTAATTCTTTTGAAAAGCAGACTAAGAAACTAAAAGCAACACAAACAAGACAACTTGATGAAGAAACAGATAAAGATAACGGGCAAGAAGAACAATCTGAATGAGTTCATAGCTGTATTACTAGCTGTGGCAGAAGATTGGGGTATTACCGTTACAATTAAGGAAGACTAATGGACAACAAGAAGATGTTGTTAGAGATGCAACAGGATATGTTATTATTCGGTCGTATGGTGATGCCTAATATGTTTAGTAGTGAATCTCCACCATTTCACTACGATTTAACTAAGGCATTGCTAGACCCAGATGATAAACAGATAAATATTATAGCACCACGTGGACACGCAAAGAGTTCGGTGGCTGCTGGTATTTATCCTTTATGGCACTTGATGTTTACTCCTGGTGTTAAAGTAATTGTGTTAGTGTCTCGAACGCAGGGTCACGCCACCAAGCTATTAGGTACTATTAAAGATGTGTTAGATTACTCTCAGGAGTTTAGACACTTCTTTGGGTACTGGGGAATGCAGTCTGCACGTAAGTGGACAAACAATGAAATAGAATTAAAAGATGGCAGCTTAATTATTTGCAAAGGTACAGGACAACAGATACGTGGAATCAAACACGGGAATCAACGACCTACTCTTTTAATATTAGATGACCCTGAAGATGAAAACAATACTAAGACATCAGAAGCTATGGAGTATAATTTACGTTGGCTACTACAATCTGGTGTTCCATCCCTTGACCCACTAAGTGGACAGATATGTGTTATTGGTACTCCTCAGCACGAACGTTGTCTCGTAGAAACATTAAAAGAAATGAAAGGTTGGAATACGTTAGAGTTTAGACCTGACTTAGAAAATAAAGTAGCTCTATGGCCTGAGGTTTGGGGTATCGACAAACTTATACAAAAGAAAGAAGAATTAGAAAGTATTAATCGACTATCTGTATTTTACAGGGAATACTTGTGTCAGATTGTTGGTGATGAAGATAACTTGTTTAGGAAAGATGATTTTCAATCTTGGGAAGGGTTTGTCGAAAAAGATGAGCAAGGGTTGTCAACTCTCGTTCTGACGAACCTAAATGGTGAGGAAGTAGACGAGAGGAGACCTGTAAATGTATTTACAGGAGTCGACCCTGCATCCAGTACGAAAAAAGGTGCAGACTTTTCTGTTATATTTAATATTGCAGTAGATAAAGACTTTAATAGGTTTATACTTCCATACTTTAGGAAAAGAGCTACCCCACTAGATTTAGCTGATGCTATCATAAATAACTTTAAACAATACAAAAGTACTAAAACTCGTATTGAATCTGTTGGATATCAAGAGATGTTACGTCAATATATTAAAGAACAAGCAGAACAATTAGGTATGTTTATACCTGGACTAGAGATAAAAGAGAATCCTCGTACCTCTAAGAATTATAGATTAGAAAGTTTGCAGCCTATCTTTGCAAACAAAAAAGTATACATTCAATCTAATATGCAGGCATTTAAAGACGAGTTGTTGTTGTACCCACGTGGTAAGCATGATGATTTACTTGATGGTTTTTTCTATGCAAACAAAAATTGCTATAGACCAGCACATCAACAATCAGAAAAGAAACAGCAGCAAGAAGAGTGGTATACAAGGAAAAAAGCTAAGTCTTGGAAGTTATTTTAATAATCCTTGACAAATATAAAAAAAATCCCGTAATTTCGCTGTACTACATTTATGGATAAAAACAAGTACTTTTTTAGTTTTAACGATTTTATTAATAAACTAGATACATTAGATAAGGTAGAAGTACCGAAGGGTTATAAACAAATAAATGCCAAAAAAGATTCAAAACAGAGTTCAAAGCACAAGAACGCAAGGAAAAGATGATTTAGAATTTGTTTTCGATTATCAAACTGGTGATGTTAATCAGGTTGAAATAGATGAAGAAGTTCAATTAACTAGAGAGTTATTTCATGACTACAAAAGTGCTAGAGAGTTATGGGCTCAAAAATTTCAGGAATCTGTAGAGTTTCGAGCAGGTGCACAATGGACAAATGAAGAACGTGATGTATTAGAATCACGTGGACAAGCACCTATTGTAGTAAATAGAATACACCCAATCGTAGAAACAGCTAAATCTCTTTTAACATACAATTCACCACAATTTCGTTCTACTGGCCGTGAAGATTCAGATAGGGATACAGCAAAAGTTTTTTCTGATTTGTTTCAATATATATGGAGTATATCATCGGGAGACGAAGAATTAAAAAGAACTATTGATGATTACTATGTTGGTGGTATGGGAGTTTTTCAAGTTTATCAAGACCCAGATGCTGATATGGGTAAGGGTGAAGTTTATATTAAGTCTATAAATCCTCTAGATGTGTATATAGACCCTAACTCTAAAGATACTTATGCAAGAGATGCAGCAAATATATTGATAACTACTTATATGACAGAAGAACAATCAATGCAAATTTATCCAGAATTTACCGATATTATTGAACAAGCAGCAATGCACCCAGATGAATCAGATGACTATCCAGTAACTAATTTAGCAGCTACAGAAGGTCAGTTGTTTTCTACAGATGGAACTGAAACTGTACATACTAGAAGACAGTTTATAGAAAGATATTCAAAAGAAAGACATTCTTATTATAATTGTTATGAACCTTTTTCTCAACAAGAACACCTTTTAAGTGAAGATGAATATAAAGAATACTTATTAACATATTATGTAAAAGTTAAAACAGTTAAAGGTGAAGAAATTATATTATTTGAGGAAGAGTCTGTTGAGGACATGTTTACAGTTATAGAAGAATATGGACCAATGTTCCATTATGAAGTTCCAGATTTAGAGTTAGACCCAGCTGGAAATCCTATACAACAAAATCCTATTAGAGTTCCTGGTCCCGAAGATGAAAACTCAATACCTGGGAGTACTACTGTTTTAATACCTATGACCGTAGAAGAATTAATAGGAACGGGAACTATAGTATCAAATGCTATAGAAGAGTGTAGAGTGAAGTTAGTAGTAAGTGTTGGAGATAAAAAATTATACGAACGTTTATTACCTACTGAAGATTATCCAATTATTCCTTTAATGAATGTACATCATAGAAATCCATTTCCTGAGTCTGATGTAAGATTATACAGACCTTTACAAGAATATATTAACAAGATTCGTTCATTAATAATTGCACACGCAAGTACAAGTACAAATGTAAAATTATTAATTCCTAGGGGTTCTGCAGATTTAAATCAAATAGAACAAGAATGGAGTAAGGCGGGTACTAGTGTTATAGAGTTTGATGCAGAATTAGGTGCACCGATTGTTGCTGGCCCAGTCCCGTTACCTAATGAGTTGTATAAGAATGAAGCTGATGCTAAGTATGACTTAGAGTATGGCTTTGGTATATTTGAACTTATGCAAGGTAGTAGTAAAAGTGCACCGTCTACTTACAGAGGAACACTAGTTATAGATGAATTTGGTCAGCGTAGAATTAAATCAAGAAGAGATGACATAGAAGGTATGTTAAATCAGGTAGCTAAGGTAGCAATACCATTAATGCAACAATTATACACAGAAGAAAAAGTTATTAGACTTATACAACCCAATGGAGATGAAAAAGAACAACGTTTTAATTTTTATAAAGAAATGGAAAATGGAGATGTTTCTCGCTTTCATGATATAGGTGTTGGGAAATATGACATTGTAGTAGTCTCTGGCTCTACATTACCAACAAATAGAATGGCACTATTAAATACTTACATGGAAATGTATAAGATGGGATTAATTGACCAAACAGAAGTATTAAAGAAATCAGAATTAATAGATGTAGATGGTGTATTAGAAAGAAGTGGACAAATGAAACAGATGATGCAACAAATGCAAGCTATGGAACAAGAATTGAAGAAAGTCAAAGGAGATTTACAAACAGCTGAACGTGAAGAAGTTCATGCTAAGAAACGACTTGAAGTAGAAAAATTCAGTGGAGATTTAGATAAAGTATCTAATCGTGCTGATATGGCAACTTCGCTTTATAAAGCAAGGTTGAACGATGCAAAACAACAGTTAATGAATTCTTCTCCTGATGAAATGGATATCGCAGAAAGTGATATCTTCGAATCAACGGAAGAAAGTTAACAAGGAGATAAAATGGAAGAAAAAACAATAGACATAGTAGGTGGGCAAGGAGCAGAAGGTATAACGACTGAACCAACGGCTACATCAGATGACATTTTTAACGAAATATTTGGACAAGCACAAGAACAGGTTGCACCTGTCAGCCAAGAAGTAGTTAATAGTGAGACTAATGAGACCCAAGCTACAATGGAACCAAAGAACGACCCTGACCAGTTTCAATACTGGCAAAGTCAAGCAGATAAACGTGCAGTAGAAGTAGATATGTTGAAAACACAGATGGCCGAAGTTATGACCAAAGTAAATCAACCTACAGATGTAGCACCAG